GTGGCATTCCATAAAGTTGACCTTCCCCGCATTCCGAGCAGTAGAACCATTCTTCTAAATAGTTAGGCACCGTCTCAATGTGTTTTACTATCCAATGTCCTTTCGGTCGCATATCCTCCAATGCTTCAACTGCCATATCGAGTGCTTCAGCCTTATCTCTCGGCAAACAAGTTCTGAGGCAATATTTCAGTTCTTGTATACTTTTAATTGCCTGCTCATTCATCATCGCCTTCACCTCTCATGTCTGCTCCACAATTCATACAATAGTTCGATGCGTATTCGCTCCAATTTGTACACTCTGAACAATACACGGCATATTCGGCTTTAGTCGGTTCCCCGTCCCTATTTAGCCAATGCCCTTTCGGTGGCGCGCATTCTAATGCTTCTATGGCCATGTCTAAAGCTTGTACCCCATAATCACCGAATCCATATATTACAGGGTTCCCGTTTTGTACTGCTACGAATCCTTCTTTCATTAGTTCTAACACTTTAGCGGCTTCTTTAGTCATCATTTTTTCTCTCTCCGTATGAACAATAACACCTTGAAAAGACAAGATACTCTCTATTATGCGTTGGATGATAACACCAATAGCTATCCTGGTAGTCATCTGCTGGTTGACTGTACTCGCAGCACCCACATCTAACAAGATTTACCTGTAATGCTTCAATTGCCATAGCTCCTGCTTCCCAACATTCATCTATGGTTGGAGGGTGATTCTTCGTAAACTTTCCTCGACCCCAACACATACGATCATTAACCCACTTGATTGCTTCCCATTTAGTCATTATTTTCCTCTTTTACATTTGTTGAATTATATCTTTCTTCCTTTAACCAATTAGTGAGCGCCCGCTCAGAAAGAGTATATTTATATTGATATTTAACTGCCCACTCTGTTATCCATTTACTTAATTGCTCAACATCTAAAGTTCTTAACCACTCAATATTCGTCATTTGTCTTTTCTCCTCTCATATCTGCTCCGCAGTTTGGACAATAATTCCATATAGGTCTACTATCTCCAAACTCTGCCCCACATTCGCTACAATGCCAATTGTAATACTTTGTTTCCCAATTCTTTTCATAAAAGTCGGCAACCCAATGTCCTTTAGGTTTTTCTGTTTTAAATTTTTCTATCACTATGTCAAGTGCATGTTGTGATTGAACTGTATAATCAACGTATCTGCGTTCACGAATTTTTTCCACTTCCATAATTATTTCTTCTCTAGTCATTATTTTCATTCCTCATAATCGCTCCACAATTTGGACAGAAATTTGCATGATATAAAATGCTATCGGCTTTTTTATATTCCTTTCCACATACAGAACACGTATAATCCCAATCCTCATTCCAACCGTTGCCACTCCATTTTGTTATCCAGTGTCCTTCAGGTCGTTCTGACAATCGTTCCATTTTAAGACAATTACAACCCCAACAATCAGCGGTTGTCGGTTTCTCTTCTTTTGGTGGCGCGGACGATAATTCATATGATGTTTGCAGCGTACTTTCTTTAATCTTATTAGTGTCGTCAATAATCGCTGCTATATCATCTGAATTAGTATAAGTACATCTATTCCAAGATAGGCTACCCCAACAAAAACCAATCCGATATTTACATTTTTCTTCATATTTTATAGGGCATTTGCTTGCTTCACATTGCATATATATACTCCTTTTTTAAAGACTACTTTTCTATTTTCTATAATAATTATAACTGTTTTTTTAAAAAAGAGCAAATTCTGTCGCCGATTCTCAAAATTTGACATCTATATAGGTCTGTGTTATACTTATAGTTGAGGAGGATAAAATGACATGAATAGGTTAAAACTAGATTTCAGCTTGGAAACAGCAAAAGAACGAGCTGATTTCATTGAACATTATATAGTACAATTTCCCGATTTAACTGCAAAAGAAGCTTCTACAATTGCAGATTATTTATTATGGGGAAAAACAGATGATGGTGTCGCACTCGGCGCCGGAGTCGGATTAGAAACCAAATGGACTAGACCAAAAGAAGCTGAATCTTTAGATGCAGTTTTAGAAAATCCAGCTTTGACAAATATACAACTTCATTCTTTAGATGATGCAGTTGTTTTCAAGAAAAATAGAGAAGTATTCAGTAGAAAAGAAGCTAGGAAAAAAGCACCCGAATTTTTAAAACAAGCCTTTGAAGACCTTTGGAAATCAATTGATGAAACTGAATTGGAAATTAATTTTTATGAAGAAAGGGTTGGAAAAAGAGAAAAACCACCAAGACAAGAATTGTTAGATAGATTTGAAGATAAAGAAATAGAACGTATACGTGCGCGAAGTCAAAAACTTAATCAATATAAATATTTAAAATTGAGACATAAGTTAAAAGAGTTACGAACAGAGCAATTTGTTTTAAGGGACTCTTATCAACCGACTTTTAATATTACACAATCAATTTTGACTTTTAAAGATAAAACGGCCGCCTTTGATTGTGATATTGAAGTTCTTCCTTTGGGAATTAAAGAAGGTGAAATTGGAGAAGTAATTTTTAATTTAAATTTTAATCCAGACTTGCTTAACGAAAAGCAACTACAACAAATTAGCAAATTAATTTGGGCTAAAAAGGAAAATACGAAAAGTGAAAAAGAGACTTTCGATTTTAGAAAGCCGGAGTCAATTTATCAACTTTATTTATATAGAGAAGAAATTGATGATAGATTAAAGGAAATAGAGTATGACCACATGGTCGAAAATAACTTAAAAAATTTATTAGATACTTTAAAATTTTATGAAAAAATGGCAGATTTAACTGACATACAAAGAGAAATTTTGTACTTAAAAGAAGAGAAAACAAAGAACGTAGATATTGCGGATTATATAAATAAAAAATATGGGAAAAGGTATACGGCTAATTATATTAGTACAATTTTCAAACAGAAAATTGTCGGAAAAATTGTTGAAGCTGTAGAATTACATCAAGATACTATTGAAAATTGTTTCTTTAAAGAGAATTTTAAAAAGTGTAACAGCTGTGGCAAAATTTTATTATTAGATGGAAGAAATTGGGTTAAAAAAACTAGAAGTAAAGATGGTTTTCAAAATAAATGTAAGCGTTGTGAACGTGAGGCTAGAAAAAAGAAGAAGGGGGAATAGGATATGAAAAGAAAACGAAAAGACAGTCCAGAAAAATTATTAATGGAGATTGTAAAACTGGATCCGGTTCAATTTTTAGGGATTTGTAAGATACTAGGAATAGATATATATGAAAAGAAAGGTGAGGAAAACACACCAAGAGATTTTTGTAGTCTATGGGAAGATTTATGTGATGCTCTTGGAGAAATGAACAAACTGCGCCGCCGCAATTTAAGTAAATTAGTACACGCTGCTAATAAAAAGGAGAAATAGTTATGGCTGTTAATCCACACTTTGATATAGATTTTAGCGCGAAGAAATGTGTATGCTGCGGCCAAACCAAAGATTCCTTTTCTTTTTTAAGAACTAAATCTTTTTTATATCCTACTGGTTATATTGATGTATGTGTAGATTGTCTAGGGGAAAGGCTAGAGAAATCTGGATATGATTGGAATGTAATGGATAAGATTTGCCAATATCTAGATATTCCTTTTGAGATGGAGAAGTTTGAAGAATTACAAAATACGCATACTGCGCCGGAGCTATTAAAATCATATGTATTAATTTATTTCGGTGACGAATATGAAAATATAGATTGGAGTTCTTATCAAGAAGCCTATAAAGAATTAAAGAATGTTGACGCATTAGATGAAGCTATTCCTAGACTTGTAGATGAAAAAAGACATAAACTACAAGAAAAATGGGGTTTCAATTATGATGATGAAGCCTTAAATTATTTAGAAAACTTATATGATGGTCTTTTATTAACTCAGAATATTAATGGCGCCCTTCAGGGCGACCAAGCTTTAAAAATTTGTAAAATTTCTTATGAAATTGATTGTAGAATTAGAGAAGGAGCAGATTTTGATAAGCTTTTAGCTTCCTATGATAAATTAGTAAAAACTGGTGAGTTTACCCCGAAAAATGTTAAAAATGCTAGCGACTTTGAATCTATGGGGGAACTGTGTCGATGGCTTGAAAAAAGAGGATTCGTTAATCAATTCTATGATGGTGAAACTAGAGATGTGGTTGATGAAACCATTAAGAATATACAAAGTTGGAATCAACGCTTATATACTAATGAGAGTGGTATAGGGGATGAGATAACCCAACGTATACAATCTTTGAAGACTGCGGCCGAGCTTGAGTCTTATTATAATTTAAATGAAGATAATACAGATTTCGATAATTATGAAAATGATGGCTTCGAACAATTATTCAAAGATGATGAATTCGAAGCAGAGTTGGAGGACAAATAATGCAAGAGAAAAAACGAAAAATTATTTTGTCCACTAAGCAAGAACTTACACCTAATGATTTTATAGAACGAGCAGAGCGCGAGGGCATTGAACTTGAAAAAGGCGCAGTTATTACTAATGAATATTTAAATAGACACTATGATGATTTATGTAAATGGGTCAATCTATTTACTGCTTATCCCGATTATTACTTAGATATAATACGTCCTGCAGATTCCGAATTTAGTCTTTTCTTTTATCAAAGATTTACATTGCGGGCGCTCATGCGTTTTAAGGATGTATTTATTACTGCACCACGTGCTTTTTCAAAATCTTTTATTACTATTTTAGCTCTTTTCTTACAATGTGTTTTTATACCTGGCCGTAAAGTATTTATGTGTGCGAATACTAAACAACAGGCAGCGCAGATTACGAAAGAAAAGATTTATGAGATATATGATCACTGGCCATTACTTAAAAAAGAAATAATTGGTTGGGAATTAAGTGATATGCCTGGTAATTTTGGTAAGGATTATGTAACTTTAAAATTTAGAAATGGTTCAGTGTTTGACGTAGTTCTTGCTGGTGACGCGGCCCGTGGAGGACGTAGACATGGCGGAGAGATTGATGAGATACGTGATGGAGACGAAGAAGCAATTAACTCAGTAGTTATTCCTCTTGTAAACGTTTCAAGACGTCTTCCGAATAATACGGTTAATGAAAATGAGCCTAATCAGCAAATAATTGCAACTACATCAGCGGGAAGTAAAACTTCTTTTGCGTATGATCGTTTAATTGATACTTTTGAAAATGCAATAATTGACCCTAAACATGCTTTTATGTTTGGATGCGATTGGCGGCTGCCCGCCATGCATGGGCTTATTGACAAACAGTATATAAATAAATTGAAAATGAGTCCTTCTTATAATGCTGAATCTTTTGCTACAGAATATTTGAGCTTATGGCAAGGTTCAAGTGAGGATGCTTGGTTTTCTTATGAAAAACTTTCTAAATATCGTAAACTAAAGAATCCAGAAATGCACGCAATTAATAGACCTGATTCTGAACAATTTTACTTAATATCAGTGGACGTTGGTCGAATTTCTGACCAGACAGTGGTTTCTGTTTTTAGGGTAAATATAGTAAAAGAAAAATTTTATTCTAGTTTAGTTAATTTGATTGTACTGGGGCGCACTCCACAGACAAAACCTTTTACTATTCAAGCTATTGATTTGAAAAAAATAATTGAACAATTTAAACCTCGAGAGGTAGTAATTGATACCAACGGTTTAGGTGTAGGTTTGGCTGATGAAATGATTAAACCTCAGTATGATGAAATGGGAAATTATTTGCCAGCTTATGGATTTATTAATGATGAAAATTATAAAATAATCCAGCCAAAAGATGCCCCTAAAATTCTTTATGGAATCAAGGCAAATAATCAATTAAATTCTAAAATACATGGAAATTGTTATTCACGATTAACTAGCGGCTTGGTTCGCTTTTTAATAAAAGAGCAAGAAGCAAAAAGCTCCTTGCTTGCTACAAAAAAAGGTCAAAAAATGACTGTAGAACAACGTGTCATAAGGCTTATGCCGCATGAAATGACAACAAAGTTATTTGAAGAGATGAGTAATTTACGTCTAAAACGTACTGGTGCTAGTTTAGACATAGTGCTTGAACGAATTAATTCTCGTTTTCCTAAAGATAAATATTCAAGTTTTTCTTATGGCTTATGGAGAATTAAAGAGCTTGAAGAAGAATACTATAAAACAAGTCACCGTAAGCGAAGAGGTAAAAGACAGCTTATTTTCTTCTCGGGAGGAAGATAATGGATGAACAAAAAAATACACTAGCAACTTTTACAAAAGCAATTACAGATATGGTTGCTAAAAACGAATCATCCTATAATTCAACGCGATGGGGTTATAGATACGAAAGAAATAACAGGATTAAAGATTATTCATTAGAAGAAATTGAAACTATTATTAATTCAGGTTCTATTGAATCTCAAATCGCTCTTTCTCGTAATTATTTCGCAAAAGGTGGTTTTTATCAAAGGCTACTATTACATTATGCTACTTTATTAAAATATACTGGTTTGTTAATTCCTAATCCAAGTTTTGGCAAAAGTCTCTCTGAAAAGTATATTGTAAAAAAGTATAATAGTGCAGTAGAGTTTATTGATAATGCTAAACTTCCTAAATTATTTACTCATATAGCAATCAAAGTCTTGCGTGATGGTTGTTATTATGGGGTGATTCAAGGAGTGACAGATAAATCCATTTCTATATTAGATTTGCCTGTGAGTTATTGTCGTTCACGCTTCAAGGATAAAGAAGGCAATGATATAATTGAATTTAATGTTACTTATTTTGATACTATATTTGATAAGGAATATCGTAGAAAAGCGTTGGCTGCCTATCCGAAAGAAGTGGTCAATTGGTATAGACGCTTTAAGAATAGGAAAACAAATGATCCTTGGTGTTATATTTCTACAAATGTAGGTATTTGTATGTCATTAGTTGATGACAAGCCAATTTTTTTAAATATCATTACTGCTGAAATTGAATATGATGATGCAAAAGATATTAATAGAGAGCGTGACCTAGAAGAAATTAGGAAAATTTTAGTTCAAAAGATTCCACATTTACAGGATGGTGGATTATTATTTGAACCAGATGAAGCGGTTGAGATGCATAAGGGCGCGGTTGATATGATGAGGAAAAATGAAAACCTTAGTGTATTAACTACTTATGCTGATGTTGACGCTATTGTTTCTAAAACTTCTAATGATAACTCTTTGAATTCTGTAGACAAAGCTTTAAATAATATTTATGCGACTGCGGGTTCTAGTAGTCAGTTATTTGGCACCGACTCTAATTTATCGTTAAGCACTTCAATTACTAATGATATGGCATTAATGATGATATTGGCAAGGAAGCTTGAGAATTTTATTACTTCAATTTTAAATGAGCGTTTTGGCAATACTAATGTTTCATTTAATTACAAAATTTTACCTATTTCTTACTATAATCAAAAAGATTATGTCGAAACAAGTTTGAAATTAGCCAATTCTGGATATAGTTTTATGCTGCCGGCGCTCGCGATGGATATTTCTCAACGAGAGCTTAATGATTTAAAAGACTTGGAAAATGATGTTTTAAAATTAAAAGAAAAGCTTCTACCTTTAAGCACAGCTTATACAGAGACAGGAAACGTAGGACGTCCTGAGAAAGATGCACAGGATAAAAGTGCAAAAACAATTGCTAATGAGAAATCATTAGATAATGGAGGTTCTAATTAATGGGTAAAGAGAAAGATAATTTAACGACTTTTTCTCTTTCTATTTATGGTAATGTTACTAGTTATAATGAAGTCTTATCTAAAGCAAGATGTAGAATTTTTTATACTGGTGCCAATCGTAATGGCACTTATATTACAGAGGAGTTTGCGGAAAAGTTAATCTCAACATTACCATATGTTCCTGTTAAAGGAATATATGATAATGTGAAAGATGACTATACCGACCATGGAAGAGAAAGATATGAAGGTCGTATTTATGGAATCGTACCAGAAAATCCGAATTTTGCGTGGGAGAAGCATCTTGATATAGATGGTGTAGAAAGGACCTATGCTTGCGCGGATGTGTTCCTTTTTACTGGACTTTACAAACAAGAAGCTTTTGATATTATTAGTAAGTCTCAATCTATGGAATTATATGCAGACTCTATTAATGGAGAATGGCAATTTATAAATGGAAAACGATATTTTGTTTTTACAGAAGGTCGTTTCCTAGGATTGCAAGCTCTTGGCGAAGATTATGAGCCATGTTTTGAAGGGGCTTCATTCTACACATTAGTTGATTCTGTTAAGAATCTAATGGTTGATTTAGAAAATAATGAAATTTTTCAAAAGCAGAACTTGGGAGGAGAAAAACATATGGAATTTAAACTTTCTGACAATCAGAAATATAATATGATTTGGTCCCTCTTAAACCCTAGATTCAATGAAGAAAATGATTATACTATGGATTATGCAGTTTGTGATGTATATGATGCATATGCAGTTGTTTTCAAATTTGAAGATAAGGCTTATGAGAGAGCTTATTATACGAAAAATGATGACACCGATTCTCTTTCTATTGATAAAATGGAAGCTTGCTATATTGTAGATGTAAATGAAGAAGAAAAGCGTGCGCTGGATGTTCTTCATACTATGAATAGCAATACTTATGAGAAAATCGATGAGGTTGTAACTGGTCTGCAAGAAAAAATAGACAGCTTTGAATCCAAAAAAGAAGAGGTTGAAGCTACAATTGCGACTTTACAACAGGATAATGGAAGACTTGAGAATGAGTTAGAAGAAGCAAGTAAGAATTATACGACTGCTTTAGAGACAATTGATGCTATTAATCTTGAAAAAGATGCGCTGGCTGAATTTAAAGCTTCAGCAGAATTAAAAGAGAAAGAAAGTGTAATTGAAAAGTACACAACTATCCTCGATGAAGAACAGCTTGCATCTTTCAGAGAAAACATTGATAATTACACTAAAGATGAGTTAGATAAGGAGCTTGCTTTTGCTCTGGTTCAATCTAAGTCAACAACTATTTTTACTAATAACGAAGATAACTTTGTTCCAAAAGATGAGCCTATGCTCACTGGAATAGAAGCTATTTTGGAAAGACAAAAGCATAAAAATAAATAATAACGGAGGATTTATTATGGCTGATAAAAGACTTGTAATTGACGGCTTTGGTCAATTAGAACTTAACCAGGTATCTTTCCGTAGAGATGGACGTGTTGAAGCACAGTGCGCTCTTGATGCTACTGATTTTGCTTCAGTTCCAGCTGAAAACGGAATGCTGCTTGCAGTTGATAGAGTAAATAGAACTGTTAAGTTCCCTACTGCTGCCAACGCCGCCAAGATGCCAATCGCTTTAAACTATACAACAGAGCATATGTACGATGAAAGAGCAAATGCTCTGAAGGATTTCAAACTTGAGAGAGGTACATTCCTTCCTAGACTTGGCTTCCTTTCTGTAGGTGAACTCTTTACAACTAACTGTATCTGCATGGATTCAGAAGATTTTGCTGATGAAGATGCACTTGCTGCTGCTACTACAGCGACTGCTCTTGCTACTACTCCACTTTATGGCGGAATTAGTGACATGGGAGCTATCAAGGTTTCTGATACAAAGCCAAGTGCTGGTCCTGTACTACTTGTTGTTGAGAAGACAACAATGCCGGATGCTCAGTTTGCTCTGAAGTTCCAGGTTCTTGAAGCGTAATAGAGGAGGTGTGAAGAATGACTATTAAAGAAATGAAAGAGTTAGCTGTATATGCAGCTAAAGGTCAGGCTCCAACTAACTTCTCTGTTGAAAACGTTGATGATGCTCTTCGCGAAGGACTTAGAGAGTTAGCTGGTTCCGTTAATCAGTTCATGAAGAACAGATATGATATCTATGAAATTATAATTGAAGCCGCTGATGAAATCGTTCCTAATAAAGTTATTGATGCAGTAGGAATGTTTGCAGAAGTTAAACAGGTTGGACAAGGTCAGAAAGCTCTGTTTAAACAAAAGCTTGGCAGAAGTAGAGCAAGAAAATTCCTTACTCAAGTTGGTCTGTCTGGTGTATACGAGAGCTTCAGACTTGATAATTCAAGTTTCGAGGTTAGTGCTCATGCTGTCGGCGGAGCAGTTTCTCTTGATTTTGAAAGAATGCTTGATGGTGCTGAAAGCATGGCTGAGTATGTTGATATTCTTACAGAAGCTCAGACTGATGCAGTTTATCAAGAAGTTCAACGTGCTCTGCGCGCAGCTGTTACTCAGCAAGGTGTTCCTGCAAATAACAGAGCTAACGTAACAGTTGGTAATGATTTTGATGGACAGGAAATGATGAAGCTTATCTCAACAGTAAGAAGTTATGGTTCTGGCGCAGTTATTTTTGCACCGCCTGAATTCGTTGCTGCTATGGGCGCTGATGCTATCGTTCCAGTTGCTGCTAATGGTAATTATGGTGGCGTTTATCATCCACAAGATATCGATGCTATCCACAACCAGGGATACATTAATATCTTTAGAGGAACTCCAATTGTTCAGATTCCGCAATCATTTGTTGATGAGAACAACGTAGAAACATGGATTGACCCACAACTCGCTTATGTACTTCCTACAGGCGGTGAAAGAGTTGTTAAGGTTGTATTTGAGGGTAACACACAGATTTGGGACTTCACAAATGCAGATCAATCTATGGAAATTCACACTTATAGAAAGCTTGGTACGGCTATCCTCGCTTATCATAACTGGGGAATTTATAAGAATGAGGGAATCACTCAGACTTATAAAGAAATGTATCCAAACGCATAATTGATTAGATAGGGGAGGGGTTAATCCCCTCCCTATGTTTATTTGGGAGTTAAAAGGAGTATTTAAAATGGATAAGAAAGTAAAAGTTGTAAGTTTAGTTTCACAGAGAGTTATATTAACAGTGCCAGATTTAAGGCTTAGAAGAGTCTGGGAAAGAAAAGGCGCGGTGGCTACAATTCCTTTTGAACAATTAGAAGAGGCTATGTATAGTCCCGGTGTTGAGAATTTATTTAAGAATGGACTTCTTGGTATCGAGGATATGGAAACTAAAATCGCATTAGGTCTTGAACCAGAAGATGCAAAAGAGCCAGTTAATATTATTACTTTAAATGATGACCAGAGAAAACGTTATTTAAAAGTAATGCCAGTTGCTGAGTTCAGACAGAAGATTAAAGAACTTCCTATTGAACAAATTAATGAGCTTGCCGCATATGCTATTGCAAATGAAATTATGGATTACGATAAATCGGAAATTATTCAGCAATATGTGGATGTTAATATTATGAAAGCAATTGAGCTGAATAGGGCAGATCAAGCCGCCACTAAGTAGGAGAGGTAAAATGGCTTCAGTCTATGACGTATATGATGCGTTTCTATCAAAAATGTTAGAAGACGAATGGTTAAATTGGACAGATGACGAAAGAGAAATGGATTGGCGGTCTTTACTAGACGCGGCTATTCCTTATTTTAAGTTTCCTAGAGTTAGCTTAGAAATAAAAGATGATATGTTCGTCGATGAAAATGTAGCTAATGAAGAAATTCAAATACTTGCAACTTATATGAAATGTGAATGGCTTAATAGAACTATTATGACATGGGAAAATGTTAAGCCTTTATATGTTGAAAGAGATTTTTCACAAGCTAATTTAATAGATAAGTTAAAACAGTTACTTGAAAGAGAGGAATATAAAGCATTAAAACTAGAACGTATTTATTATCGTTCACGTAAAGGCCAGCCATTTACATATAGACAATTGGCAGGAGAGTAAAATGAAATATATTCCTGGTATGGATGAAGGATATACAAATAGTTTAAAAAATAAATTATTTGGTTTACTTTGCGAGTATGAAAAAGGAAGAGAGTGGGAAAAGTTTTTAGATTCGATTATCATTGAACTCATGGGATTTGATGTAGAAGAAAGAACAATTAATTATTACACTTTATTCCATAAAATTGCTTCTTTAAGATATTTAAGATATGAGTATTTTAGAAGTACAATTTTTGATTGTATGTCTTTGCTTTCAAAACAGGTGGAGGGAGACGATGGGATACTATGAGGATGTATATTTAAAGAGGTTAAATAGATATGGAATAGATTTTCAATCTCGCTTACAAGGTCAAAGGGAAGAAAACTTTCATCGGCAGATGTTGAAGTCAGTTTATTATGTTGAATTTGAGTATGATGGAGAAATGCGCGAAGGTGAACTTACTCCAATGAGACAAAATGAGACAAAAACAATGCAATATTTGTTAACTGACGTACATTTAGATATGCCGAGTGGAACTATTCTATTCATCCCAGATAAAGATTATAAATTAAGACCTTGGCTTATCTATTATTTAGAAGATATGAAAGCTAGTGGATATAATAGATATATTATGTTAAAAATGACTCATTTCCTTACTTGGAAGGACAGAAATGGGGATGAACAAACTTCTTGGGCATATTTTTATGGGCAAGAAGACAATATGTTAAAAGATGAATTGAAATCTCGTAGCAGAAGCAGAGTCCTTTATACAGAGAATTTGAAATTAAGTTTCTTTATTATGCCGCTTAATGAGCATATAAGAAAAGATGATTACTTAGAAGTTAATGCAGGTAATAAGTTGGAGTCAATAAAAGAAGCTTATGTTGTTACTGGTTATGATACACAGTCAACACCTGGGGTTGAATTTATTTCAGTTGACCCACAATATATTCGAGATTTAACACCTCCGCCAGAGAAACCTGAAGATGATACATCTAATGATTATTTTTGGATTAGTGGGGGTAAAGAATAATGACAGTAAGAAATTGTTCTGATATAGGAATAAATGCACAATACATAATTAAAAGACTCTTAGCTAATCAAAACTTATTAAAGTTATTATATTATACCGATAAAGACCCATTAAATCATGAGGATTTAACTCAAGAACAAATAGAGAATGAAATTTTTGAAAAATTAATTAAAATAGTGCCTCGTGTTGGCCCGAAAGAAACTGCGAAATCCATCGTGGCTTTAAGGGTGGCGCGCGGTCGTGGCCTGGCTTCAAATAATGAATTTAAAAGTGTTTCGATTAGTTTGGAGATTTTTGTTCCAATGACTCAGTGGTTAATTAAAGGAACGAACTTAAGACCTTTTGCTATTATGGGGGAGATTCAAAAGTCTTTGAATAATAAAAAAATAGAGGGATTAGGAAAGTTAGTTGGCGGAGATTTTGATTTGAATTTTTTAACAGAAGAAATTTCAGCTTATGAACAGACTTTCTCGCTGACATCTTATGATTAATGATAGAATCTTTTTGGGTTATCCGATAAGTTTTAAAGATGTTTGTAAGATATATCCCCCTACGGTTAATGATGTAGTAGGGAATGAGGATTTCGCTATTTATCAATCTTTATTTACTATTACACAAGAAGAGTTGGATGAAGCTTATTTAAAGGATGAGAATGTTCAGCAAGTACCAACTCCTTTCCAATATTTATTAATGAATTATTTTCAAGATGAGCAAATGCAAGAAAAAATAGAACAAGCTTTTCAACAATTTGTTCATGAGCCAGTAACGATAGTTCCAGAGATAGAAATGTTGCTTATTGGTAAGTCGGAAGATGAATTAGATCCTAATGTAGATTTAGAGAATCCTAGATTATTAACTCAAGATAATTTTTTTGATTTTCAAAATTGTATTCGTTTAATAATGGGTATAGATGAGATAAAACCTCCAGATCCGGAGGAAGAAAATTTAGACCCACGTATTAAAAGATATAAAATGAAAATCAGAGAATCTGAGAAAATGATTCAAAAGAAAAAAAGTAAAACTGCTCCAACTTTTGGAACTTTACTTGCTGCAATTTGTTGTATGGGAATTGGTTTAAACCCACTTAATATTGGAGAGATGAGCTATGCGTGTGTACAATGGTTAATAGCTATGTATCAACAAAACGAGGAATATAATATTGATATAAGAGCTTTATTGGCCGGCGCGGATAGTAAAAAAGTTAAACCAAAATATTGGATAAAAAATATAGACGAAAAAGAATTATAGGAGGCTATATAATATGGCAATTATTCTTGATAAATATGCTA